AGACAAAACAATCGAGAGAATGGATCAGGGAAAAAGATTCCTTTGATGTGGGGTGGCTGAGCTTACGGGGGTTTACGGGGGGTTTACGGTCAGAACGTGGGGCGTAAACCCTCCCGCTTTTCGTAAGTGCTTGTCTTTCTTCGTAGTAGCTTGGGGGGGGTTTACGGGTTTACGGTCGCTTGCTATACTACACATAACACACGCAGGCGCAGATCTGCGTGAGAACCCGCAGCGATATAGAAAAAGCACGTCCACCGTAAACCCGTAAACCCCCAAACGATGGCCGGAATGCGCCACAAAGGGCGCGGGAAAATCACGCGACCCGCGTGATGATGTAGCGGCGTGACGCACGCGACCCACTGCTCATGTCGAAACGAAACTGCGCAAACCTACTCCCCACGAATCGTTTGCAAATAGCGGAGAACCACGACCTCTCTCTCATCTTCGCGCTGTCGTCCTCTGGTTTGTCCTCTTCTATCTTCTCGAATCCACCAAGGATGCGCGCTTCCTCAAGCAGCTCGGACGGTTTAAATTCCACGCTCTGTTCCTTCACGTCCTCCATCAATCGCGACAGCAGTCGCTCAAACGCGCTGAGCACGTCATCCCCATCATCTGCAGCTTGCACGAGCGGGCACGACCCCGTGGCGGCCTCCACGATGGCTCCCACCACATGACCCCACTTACCAAAACTACCGTGGTCCACGCTCGCCTTGGGCATCCCCTTCGCGTGCCAATGCTTCACCATGCTCCAAAGATACCCCAGCAGCTCCGCGCGGTCGGTCAAAATGTCCTCCTCATCAATCCTCCGAGTGATGTGTCTGCTCTCGGTCCTAACCTCCTCCACGAAAAGATGCACGAACAGCGACCGACGACGCATATCCGGCGACACCTTCGCAGAGTTCCCGGTGACATACACCAGACACGACTTCTCCGCAGTGAAAAGCTCGGACTTCCCCAGCGTGCGATCGCTCCAAACATTCGAGGTGATGAACCCCTCCAGCGCACCCGACTCCACATCCCCCTTCCAGTTATCAAACAAAATGTAAGATTTCCCCGCAGCAGCCACCGACCCCAGTAGCTTCTTCAACTCCGCATCATTCTTCCGCTCTGGAGGCGGCGTGATTTCCACCTTCCCATGCACCGGACAAAGACACAAACGCGCAGCCAACGTCTTCCCACCACCCTCGCGATTGCATGTGAAAACGAACGCGGGCCGCGTAGCGAACGCGGGCACCAGCAGCTCACAAAAAGGCGTGAGCATCCCCGTAACCAGCACCGCAAAATCCTTCTCCTTGTCCTTCAGCGGAAACTCACCGAGCCACCGAGCGCGCAGGCCAGCCACCGCATCCTCCGCAGACATCTCGGGCAGCTTCATCTTCTCGATGACGAGCGTCTTTGTCTCCGCATCATACCCATCGGAAAGCAGGCGCAGCTTCCCTTTTCGCAGCACCGGCAGAGGCACCTGAGACACCCGCGCAATCTCAGGCAATTCCATCAAAAACTGTGGCGACGCAATAATCCGACCTGCAAGCTCTCCGCTAGTCATCACGGAAACGTAGCGACCTTTGTTCTCAACCCATTGCTCCAAGATACAGAAATCCAAAATCCTCCCACAAAACCCCGTGGAGTTCACCGGCTGGAGCATCTTCTGTCTCACATCATAAAACCACGCTTGACCAGCGCGAAAGTAAAACCCATTGCGCGCAGCCAGCTTTCCCATCGCAATGAGAAAATCTCGCGGATCCTGACCATCCCCTGGCATCTTGATCCGCTCGCGGAAATCCCCATCCACCACCACCGGCTGCACCGCAGGCGCGGCTTCCATGTGCTCAGCCTCCCATTCATCGAAAGGGACGATTCCTGCGCGGAGTTGATCGATAGGTGTGGGCATTTTTTGTGGTTGGGAAACCCGCGAGGGGGCGCGGGCAGTCAAAGGTCAGTTCTCTTTTTGCTCTAAAAATTTTGCAGCATCCCATTTCTCCGTAGTCGCGCTTTCCCCGACCACCGCTTCCCACTTCATCGTGCTCACCGAGCACCCCGCTGTGCGCAGTGCGCGACCCACGGTCAGCAGATGCGCGACCCCCGCAGAATCCGAGTCACCGCAAAGCACCACATCCCGACCCGCGAGCGCTTTCGTGTAAGACTCCCTCCAATTCTTTGCACCCATCGGTGCAGTCGTAACGACCACTCCGAATTTCCCCAGCGCGAGCGCATCCTTCTCACCCTCCACGAGCCATATCTCCCCCGATGTGGACATGATGGCTGGCAGATTGAAAAGCACCGGCTCAATCCCTTCAAGAGTCCACAGCCACCAGCGACCATCGCGGTTATCCTTCTTCGCTTCCTTGCGACCCGAGCGAGTCGCTTGAGTCATCCCCGGCTGCGCGGGCCTGCGCTGGAGAAACGACTTCCGCTCACCCGGGCGCAGACCAGGTTCAAAGCGCACAGTCTGATGCTTGAGCTTTCCGTCCGCATCGAGATAATCATAGCACGCGACAATATTCGCGTTCGGGTTCCTATCCCCCGAAGGCGCGGCGGCAGTCTTCCACTCCACCCCAGCCATCGTGTGGTAAATCTCCATTGCCTTCTTCCGCTCGCACCCGTGGGCCAGCTCCACCAGCTTCAACTCATCACCACCGGCCTTTTGACCGTGGTCAAAAAAGAGCCATCCATCCCCATTCATCGTCACATTGACCGAGGGCGTATTCTCCCCCCTCCAAGCAGCCACCACCATCTGCGCACGCTTCCCCTCGTGCGGACCTTCCACACCGGGCCAAAGCATACGCCAAAGCGCAGGCATGGGTAATTTACTGCGGCAGTCAGCGATGCTCATGGCTTAGTCCTTAAGCAGCGTGCAGAACGCTTTAATTTCAGCGGTGAGTGGCATCAAAACACCACGCACCTCATCAGCATCATCTCCATTGTATTTCGCGGGATCCACAGCACTGCGGAAATGTTGCCAAGCAAGCAGCACAGTGTGCGGAGTCGCGACACCCATGCGCGCACCCGCAGCTTGCGGAGAGGCGCGGCGAACCTCTCCCGCTTTAATGCTCAGCGCGAGCTGGCGCGCATCGAGGTTGGCCTCGACCGCAGTCTCCAGCCAATTCTTCGCATCGAAAGCATCCTCACACATCCGGGCAGCCACAAAGTGATGCTCAGGCGAAAGCGATTTGATGCGGTCCTCGGGAGCCACCAGCGCGGGCAGACTTCCGATTTCCAGTTCGAGCTGCTGACAAGTCAGCGAAACCGCATCCGAGCCAAGAATGCGCTCCCCTTGGGCCTTCCAGTCTTGAAGCCAAAGCTGAGACGCATCCGAGCATTGTTTCAGAAAACGGCCAATATCTGAAAATTGCTCCAGCGTTATATCAGGCGGGAGATTGAGACTGCGCGCTTCAAACATTTGAAGACTCGCAGCGATGTCAGTGAGAAGTTTTTTGCTCATGTGGTTTTTTGTGTTGTGTCGCTCTAGGGGTGTGAAACTTTCGGTGGCGCGATGATGGCGATGCGGGCTTTCCTGCAATTCTCCCGCGTCTCCTCCGCTCTGCGGAAACGGTAATTCGTGAGGTGCAGCTTGTCGGCCCACCTCAGCGTGTAGTGACTGATGAGCGCGCGCGTCACCGTTTGCTCGTGAGCCTTCCCGCAGTGCGGGCATTTCACCGAGCGGGCCATCCGCTTCGCAGCTTCCGATTGCGACCCGAGCTGCGCGAAATTCGCAGTCCCCGAGGCAAACATCAGACCGAGCACGATGGCTTCGAGATTACCAGGGCGCGAAGGCACCAGCTCCGAAAGAATGATTGCGATTTGATGCCGTCGCGCTTTCTCGCTCTCATTTGCGACTTCCCCTGCGTGCCATTCCAGCACCCGGCGCGCGGCCATTTTCGAGATCCCGAGCTTCTCCGCGAGAATCTCCTCGGGCTTGTCAATCTCCTCAGCCATATCCGGCGTGGTGGATGAATCGAAATGCTTTTCAACCACCATCTCCTCCGTGGCGTGATGTTCGTGCTCGCTCATGCGTGACCCTCCGTGGTTTTGCGAACCTCGCACCCGAGATTCTGCGCACAGCGCGGGCAAAAAATACGACCCCCGCGAGCCTTCCATCCTTGGCGGCTCAGCACAAAAAACGCAGTCAGTTCAAAGCGCGACATCCTCTCATCAGGCGCGGTGAACGACTCCCCCGAAGTGCAACGCTCCCGACCGAGCGAGGCAGTCGTGGTTCCATCGCACGACGCTTGGTGGATAGCTTTGGAAATCATGGCAGCACCTCCACTTTTTTTGCAAATAGCATCAGACTTTTTTCGATGGTCTCATCGACTTTTACCAAAGGGCGAAACCATTCATCCATTTCACGCTGCGAGGCGAAACCCTCCGACTCATGCAGTGCGGGCGGGCTTTTCTTCCGGCACTCGTAGCTCATCGAGTCATCGCGTTCACGGGTGATGCGGATGGTCCAGAAACCTTTCACGACCACTGCGGCGACGTTGATTTGCTTCGAGCGGTAAGGCGCTCCGCTCCAGTTGTAGAGCATGACTGGCACCCCTACGGGCCACGGCTTATTTCGGATCGTGGTAGTCTTTTTACCAGCGAGCACCGACTTATTGAAACGCGGGTCTAGCGGTCGCTTAATCATGGCAGCACCTCCCGCTTGATTTCATCCGCGCGGTCGAGAACCGAGGCACCCATCCGGCTCGCGATGGCGAGCGCATAGCCCTCATCCGCAAAAGTGCTGGCAAGCTCTGGCAGCATCGTCCACCGGAAAATCAGACCCACCCTTCGCGCATACAGCGCGAAAAAGCGAACCTCCCCGCGCACTTCCTTCGCACACATCTTTCCGACCACCTTCATTTCCTCCTCCTTCGCATTTTCAGAAATGCAGCAAGTGGACGCTGTCCCGATGAAGAAACCACCCACGAAACCCCCTCAAGGCTAATGATAAGAAGCGGGAAGATCATCGTGCACCCTCCATCTCTTCCTCAATTTTCAGTAAAGTCCCCGGACGCACCATGCGGGTCCTCCCTACCTTGAGAAACCGATGACGCACCACCCGCTCCACCGAGCACGACCACCGCGCACCCAACTCCTCGAACGAATACGGCGCAGTGCGGTGAATCTCCGCGACCATGACCGCAGTATCAGCAGGGAAAGCGCTCATGCGGTCCTCCGTTTCGCTTGCGTGTTGATGCGATGCTCTTCGTAGTTCGCGACAAACTTGAAAACCGTGGCAATGCGCACCCCGAAACGTGACGCAATCTCCCAGTATTTCATTCCACCCTCGCGCATCTCCCACGCACGCTTCCATTTTGGCACCACCAGCTTGCGGCGACGCGCAAAAGCAGCTTTCCACTTGGGCGTGCGAGTCCAGGCATATCCCGTTCTCATTGGTCCCCCTCCTTGCGCTCCGTAAAAAGCATCAGCACCGGCAGGATAAAAACAGACGCGAGCAGGGCAGGGGCGATCACAATCAAAAGCACCCCGGCGAGCGGCATCAAAAACAGTTTGCGCAGGAAACTCATTGCTCACCCCTCGCTTTCCGTAGCGCATCCATGTTCAGCTTTTGCTCCTTCGATTCCGGATTTATCGCGCGCCATCCGCTCGACATCGGAATCTTGCGCTTCGCGAGCCATGCGTTGCAAGCAGCGGCGACACTCCTCCAGACCTCCCCGCGATCATACCAGCTCGGCAAACCCGCATCCATATCGAGCGTGGCCATCCGGTGCGCTGGGCCGTTGTGGATCTCAGTTCCATTGTGTCTCATAGGACACCCCCTTTGCGCTGGTCAAAGCGGGCCAGCATCCGCGAATCCCGAAGCTTCTCATCCTGCACCCCTGCGCGCCACCCGCTTCTCCATCCGCAATCCCGACCCGCAAAAAACGCGAGGGCCACCAGCGCGGCAAACATCAGACCCAGCATCACAAAAGCGATAGTCGCGCTCATTTCGCACCTCCTGTGATTTCCTCGCACTTGTGGAAAATCTTTAAAAGCACATTCATGGCTTCCTGCGCTCCCGCTGCGACGCTCTCCACCGAGCACTTCGCATTTTCAATCACCGAGAGTGAAGGGTTGCTCGTGGCAGTCCACTCCTCAGCATCGCGCAAATTGCAGCACATGCTTCCCAGTTCCTCCATCACAGAAAGCACCGACACGCGCAGCGCATTCAATTCACCAAGCAGCGCGACCTGCTCATCCTTCTGGCAAATCGTGGCGCTCATTTCGCACCTCCAATAAAAGAAGTGGATGTTTTTAAATCGCGAAGCCACTTTGGGTTGGTCTTTTTAATTTTCGAGGGAGTCGCGTTGGTGTGTTTTTTCATGGTTACCTCCTGAATCCCGACCACCGGGGCGAAAACGAGAACCTCAAAACTTCCGCGAATGCGGAGTGAGCAGTCCTGAACCGATGATCGGGATTCAAAAGATTTTCCAAGACTGCGTGATGTGGTGTTGAGGTTTTTCATTTGGTCTCGTTTTCGCGTGACGTGGGAGCATTTGCAGTCAAATGAAACCATCGTCAATAAAAATCTTGCATTGCGTGCAAATATTTTTGCTTTAAATTCTTAAATGCAGTGAAAGGCATCCCACTTCCCTTGCGTCTGCTTGTCCGCCATTACGCATTTTTTAGGCGGCGTAAACACTTTGTCGCTAACCAAAGCGCGTTTCGTGAGCGACAAACCGAATTAACGCTAACCGGTGAGACACAAAATCCTTCGCACCTCGAAAAATACAGGTTCTATCCTACATGGTAATCGTCACCGATGGCGATCTGGGTGGGCGTTTGCGGTGCAAATCGGCATTGCTGGCGAGTTAATTTTATGGATGCTTGCGGGGCGGGGTTTCGCTGATGATTTCCCAAAGCGCAGCCGCTGACTCATCGAGCGAAAGTGTGTGCGTTTCCATTTGCTCGTGCAGTTCTTGGAGGGCGGCCGCTTTGGCTTTCAGGTGGTGGGTGTAGGCCATAAGGTCGAGGGCTTCTTCGCGGGTGGCGTTGATGAACCAGGCGAGGCCACCAGATGGAAGGTCGGTGCGGTGCTCGTGCTGACCGTGGTCATACTTGATGCGAAGCTCCTCGCGGGCTGCGTGGATGATTTCCTCGCGGTCATTGCGGGCGCTTTCGGGGATGCTGGTGCGGTGGGCGAGCGTAGCGATGGCGTCGAGCTGCTCGAGGCGCTCGGTTTGTTCGCGCGTGATGTCGGTGGCGTTCCACTTCTCGATGAGCGTGGCGTGTTCTTTCTTTTCGGTGTCAGTCATTGGAGTCGATGATGCGGATTCGGTTTTTCCAAAGAAAATCAGCCATTGCGGTCGCGGCTGCGTTCACTTCTTCCTCGGAGGCTGGCGAGATGTGGTGGAGATATTCGTGGATGAGGGTGTCTAGGCGGGCTTTTCCGGTGAGACGTTTGTCAATTTCGATGGTTCCAGCATCCGGGTGGTAAAGTCCGAGTGCTTTGCGTCGACCGAGCAGGGAGTCGATGACGCGGGGTTGCTTGAGCTTTTTGCTCATGTGCAGAAAATGGGCATCCGCTGTGCGACCATGCGGCGGTCAGCGTCGATAAGCAAAAAGGCTTGAAGCGGGTCTTGATACGGGAATCCCGCGCTGGCTGCGTATTCATCGTAACCTTTCAGCGAACCATTGAGCGTGGTGCGGGTGTTTCCCTCCATGTAGGTGTGGTAATGACCCATGAGGTTGTGCGCGCAGGCGCGGGTGATGTCTTGCTTGCTCTCCCATTTATTGAGCGGGATCCCGATCCCTCCGATGCCATCGTTGTATTTCACCTGGTGACCGTGAAAGACCCGCATCCTCCAGTCGGGGAGGACTTCGACGCAGTGGACATCGCTTTGTGGTATATCCCAATCGATGCGCGGGCTTTTGAAAAGCGAGGCGAGGTGCGCGTAAATCCACGTTTCATACGAGGTCTCGAAGTCGTTTTTATACTGCATCTTTGGCGTGGTGCGACCGTGGTTTCCGCGCTGACAAACGATGCGCAGTTTCTTGATCCCATTTTCCTCTGCGAGCTTGTTGATGCACCCGATGAGCAATTCCTCCGCGAAGCGACCCTCCTCGATGGGTCCCATGTAGTTTGTCTGCGCAAGCTCGGGGTGGAGGTAACCGGTGATGAAATCACCTCCGAGATAAAGCATGAGCGTGTCCACGGAATACGACTCGCGGACGTGACGGAAAAGGCGAAGCGTGGAGTCTGCGCACTTGGCGGCACGCTTGCGGGCGATGTCGGGCGAGAAGGCATTGAGTCCCCTCACCTTTTGGCGCTCGATGCGCTCTGCGACGTGCCAGTCAGACCACATGGCGACTGCGACCCCGGACGAGCGACCGATGCGCGATGGCGTGCAGAGCGGGGCACATTTGATGGGTTCTTTGATGGCGAGCAGTTCATCGAATTTCTCGCGCCATTTGTCCGCATCATGGCGGGCGCGCTTTACGCTGTCCTTTAGGTCGGCGGCTGCGGCATCCTTGGCGCGCAGCTTGTTTTCGAGCGCGGCGATGACTTCCTGCTCGGGCGATAGGTCAATTCTTTTGGGCATATTTTGCGCGGGTTTTTGGGTTCACGAAAAACCATTTTCCCTCGCGCTTGATCCCGAATCGCGTGGCGGTATCTTTGACGATTGATGGAGACGCATTGAATCGCTCAATCATCTCGGTGGTGGACCATCCCTCTCCATCGGGCAGCGTTTTCACAAAGTCGCGGATGCGCTCGGTGAGCGTTTTCGAGGAGAGGGATGCGATCTGAGTGGGCATGGCTTTTTAGATGAGCGGGCCATCCACTAACAGGTAGGGGATGCGGTGTTGATTTGCAGAAAGTGATTCGCTCCATGCGCGGGCGATGAATGCGGGATATTGATCGGGCGGGATGGTTTGGCATCCCCAGCTCGATGTTCCGTTTTGTCCTCCGGGGTGGATGTTGATTGCGAAATATCCGCTCTCTTTGTAGTTGCGCGGGTCATTCACTCCTCTGCTTCGCTCGACGGTAAATTCTCCATCGTTTGGCGCATTGAGGTTGTCCGCTTCCTCATCGGTGCACTGGCGAAGCGCGCGGGGGTGTGCTTTGTGTGGACCTCTGCGGAAATACCAAAGACCCGGCTGGAGCACGGCGAATGGTTTATCCACTCCGGCATTCCATCCGAGACGGGATGGGTCCGTGTTGGCATTGCAGGCCAGCATGGGGAGATGCGAGACGAGGAAGATGGCGTCATCGTAGATCCCGACATCGTTCGCTTTATCGACCCCCATCGTATCGCGGTAATAGGCGCGCACTCCGAGCATGGCGACCGGCTCGGCGGCGGTGGGGATTCCGTGTTTCGCGAGGATTTCGCGGACGCGAGTCTCTGCGAGCTTCGGGCGCGATGAGGGAAGCAGGCTCATGTGCTATTTTTGAAAACCGAGGAGCGATGCGGCATCGGCTTCGATGGCGACGCTTTTTCCATCGTATCCGATAGACGCGGCTCCATAGGTGAGACGGGCGGTGACAGGGATGGTGACGCAGCTCGTGAGCGCGAATGGCAGAATGGCGCAGAGGGCGATGAGCGGGACGATGCGGTTATTTTCAACCAGCGAGGCGGTGTCTTTTACTTGGTAGGGGGCATCGGGTGTTCCATTTCCGGTGATGGATTTGTCCTTCGTGAGCGAGCGATTGAGGAAGGCGAGCACCCCGGCTGCGCACGCTGAGATTTTAAAGATGGTGGCTTTCCACTCGGGTGGGAGGATGTTTGCGACTTCTCCGAGCGTGTAGGGTGCTCCGGCGAGCAGGGCGAGAATCCAGCTTACGGTTTCGAGCCATCCGGTGATCGTGGTGCGCCAGTTTGCTCCGAAGAGTTTTTCGACGAGGTTCATGGAACTTTGACGGGTGTCAAAGTTACGCGGCGAGTGGGATGCGCTTTTCGACCCGGGAGAGGACGGCGGTGTTTTCTGCGATGATTTTCGAGAGGTGCGCGTTTTGATCGCGGAGATAGCTTTGATACTCGGTGTGGATGGCGTCGATGCGCTGAGAGAGCATCTGGATTTGGCGCATGAAGTATTGGACGATCATCCAGACGGCGATAAGGCCGATGATGAGGAGGGCGATGAAGAGCCATCTGTCGTCGTGCTTCGAGGCTTCGTTGGCGATGGCGATGGGGTCGGGCATGGCTTATTCGCTGAGTTCCGCAATCTCCGCTTCCGCCTCCGCCTTTTTAGCGAGTGCGGCGGCGAGCTTTTTCTCGTTCTTGGTTTGCAGTGCAGCAGCGCGCATCGCTTTCAGTGCGGCGATGTCTCCAGCGTCGAAAGCGGCGGATGCGGTGGCGAGCAAAACAGCGAGACGGTCACGGTCTTCTTTCAGTGATTGGATTTCTGAGGCTGCGGCGCTTAGTTCTTCGTTCTCCTTGGTGAGCGCTTCGCTCTCTTTCCGCAAGGAAGCCAGCGAGGTATTGGCGGCGTTAGTGTCGCGATCAAGCTGCGTCACGCGAGCATCAGACTCAGCGAGTCTGCTCACGTAGGCTATTGCCCTTTGTTCAATGTCAGCTGCGGCTGAAGGGTTTGCGCGACAGGCGGCGAACACGTTGCCGGAATCTTGATCGTCAATGACTACTTTACCGAAGGTTGCGATGTGTATGTTCATAATTATCTTGATGGGTTGATTGCTAGGCCAAAAAAATCAATACTCAGTGCGCGAGTAGCGGAGGTCTTTGTAGTTATCTGCGGAATTAAGAACATCCCGTTACTGATTGACCGTGTGTTCGCCACGCTGATTTCGCTACCAACAATGGTGCCCGTGCTATCATACATCGTGCCGTATATTGCGCCCGTCCCGTCGCCCCTCATCTTGAGCGTGTAATAGACTCCCGCCGAGATTGAGCCAGTGAACGCAGCGGACAGAACGTGACCCGTGGTTCCCGTTGCGTCGTCGCAAGTCACTAATGTCCATTGGGCATCGGCAACATTGAGGCTGGTATCAAAACGAAACCAATAGCCTTTGTCATTTGCTCCACTTCCTGCGTTATCCACTTTCGTTACAACGGGTTGGTTCCAAGAGAAGCCAAGATACGCAGCGACATTTGTTACGGTGTCGATTTTCACGCGCCACCACATTTCAAACACCGCCGCGTTCACGCCGCTGACGTTCACAGCGCTACTATTCGGGAAATACAGTTGTGTGCAGTTTCCAGACGTGCTGCCTGTCGTAATCTTGAAAGCACCTAAAAAGCTGTTCACTTCGTAGGCGCCGGAGCCAGAGCCCGCTACGTTATACACCGTCCAACCAAGTTCGCCTATCGATCCAGCCACATTAGTCCCCGTGAAAAAATCGTCTTTTAGCGAAAGGGCACCAAGGGGCGAAACGCTACCTAGCCCTGTGATCGCTGTGTAAGCGGTGGTTCCGCCAGTTCCGCCCTTTGTGATAGGGATCGCGGATGTGAGCGCGGTGGCTAGGTTTGCTCCGGATGGAGTTGCGAGGAAGGTGGCAACGCCAGTGCCGAGGCCGGAAACGCCCGTGCTGATTGGTAGTCCGGTGCAGCTTGTAAGCGTGGCGCTGCTTGGCGTTCCGAGCGCCGGAGTTACTAGCGTTGGCGATGTGCCAAACACCAGCGCGCCACTTCCTGTTCCGCCTGTGATCGTTGCCGCGAGATTTGCCGATGACGGAGTTGCGAGCCATGTGGCAACGCCAGTGCCGAGGCCGGAAACGCCCGTGCTGATTGGTAGTCCTGTGCAGCTTGTAAGCGTTCCGCTGCTTGGCGTGCCGAGCGCTCCGTTGAAAGCGATGAAAGCACCGGCGCTCCCTATGTTGATCGCAAGGGCGGCGGCGACTCCTGTTCCGAGACCCGTGATTTGCGAGACGGTTACCGTGGCGAGGGCGGTGTATCCGCTCGCACCGCTGAGTGCGGTTTGGTCCGTGACCTCGTAGAGCGTTGTAGTGTCGGTCTGGTAAACGTAGTCACCGTTCTGCACGCTGGCAGTGGTGAGCGCGTAGCGGGCGGCTTGATTAGCGGCTGTCACGCGGGCGATGCTATTTGCGCCGGGAAGCGTGACGGTGGCGGCGGAAAGGTCAACGGTGCTCCCGCTGGCTGCGGTAAAGCTGGCTCCGCTGGGAAGTGTGGCGGCTCCATCGAGGCGGGCGTTGAGAATCGGGCGGATCATGAGATGAGAGCGATGGTGTCGAGGGTGTAGTTTGCAGAGTCAGTGGCGCAGCTCAGCGCGACGGTGAAACCCGTGGTGGAGCGGGCCGTGATGGTCTGCACGGAAATCCCAAGCGGAGAGCCATCGGTGGTATTCACCACTTCGCAGCTCGCGACTTTGTAGGTGGCGTGCGGGAATGCGGTGGCGAAAGTGACTGCGACCGTGCTGTCACCGTTTCCGATGGTGGTGGTCTGCGTGCGCGAACCTCCCCCGTAGATCGCGCTCGGTGTGCCAGGGCGAATCCCGTTGTTTTCGACGGTGATGGTGAACATCGGGAGCACTTGGAGCACTCCTCCTTCGTAGTAGCTCAGCCATGCGTTGAGGTCCACCGAGCCCACATCGCTCACGGAAAATGCGGTTTTTCCAGCGGTGGCGGTGCTTATGACGAAAGTCGAATCCAGCGCGGCAGGATTCCCGCGAGCACCTTGGGAGAGGTCGGTGAAAGTTGCGGTATCCGAGACGCTCGTGACGGTGAAAACCACGCTTCCCGAGTAGAGCGTGACGAGCGAGGTGGCGACCTGTGTCGCGGTGGCGTTTGCTGAAATAACGGCCATCTTGAGGGTTTCCCCTGTGGCGGCGGTGGGTGCGGTTCCTGTTCCCCCGACTTGAAACCAGACGCGATCCCACGTTGCGGCTCCCGTTGGCACCCGGAAAGACTTTGCGCGCAGCGACCCGGACGAATCCGCGACACACTGCACGGCGTTCACTTCGTAGGCGGAAGAGTCATCAATCCCGAGCAGCTTATCGAGTCCTCCGCTGGTGAAAGGGACGCTCCCGATCATGAAATATTCGCTACCGACCAAGGTGCGGGCGAAACTCATGTAATCCACGAGCGGGTTTTCATCGTAACCCTGATCCGAGGTGGAGTTTTTGCAGGTCAGACGGACATTCGTGATGGCTGGGGCGGTGTTCGGGTCATCGAGGGTGGTCGTGTTGTCGGCCATGAATCCGACCTTGAGATAGATCGTTTCATTGCGCGAAACCGTGAGCGATTCAGTCGCGGCTTGATAGCTGCGAGCTGTCTGAATTTTGCGACGCGGACGATTGACGAAAAGCTCCATCTCAGGGAGCGCGATTTGTCAAAGGCTAGGGAGGGGTAATACACCCAGTCCACGGGACGATGGCATAGTGGGCTTCGGGCGTGGTATTGTCCCCGTCATGGATGCCAAAGACAAAACCCTGCATCAAGTGCGTGGTGGTGGGGCACATGAGGCGATAAAAGAGCGACCCAAATTTCACATCGCGCTGCTCTCCTGTATCGACTTCCTTGAAGTAAGCCAGCAGTTGATACCATCGAAAATCACCAGAACCAGAGGCGCGCAGCTCGGCTGATGCGGTGCGCGTGGTGTAGTCCGAGGCGAGGTGCGGGTAGTTTTCCCACCCGTTATCGGCGGGCACTCCGTTTTTTATCTGGACGCTCGAAATACTCCCACTCAAGACCGCAATCTCCATCCACACCTTGTGCGTGTAGGCTGTGAGCACCAGCGGGGAGGTAAAGCTGCTGATGGTGTCCACATCGAATGCATCGGACCACTCCGTTTCTTTCCAGTCACCTTTGTAGGAAAAGGTTTTAAGAAGGCGGGAAATCGGATTTACCTTCACGGTCAGCGAGTTCGCGGTGGCAGCGGTGATATAGCAATTCCACGGAGACAGCCAGGGCGGGGGGGTGGGCGCATTGTGCGCGAGGCTGAGGATGCGCGTGCCATCCTCCTCCTCGCGCACGAGGATTTCGTTTTGTGTGCCGATGATTTTTGGGCGCTTCATCAGCTCGATGAGCGCTTCACCTCCGAGGACGTAGGTTTTCCCCTTGTCGATTTGAGCGGGATGCGGGAGTTTCATCAGAGCGTAGGTGCCGTGATTGTCTCGTAGCTATAAGTATCCACGGTCTGGAAAAGACCCCCGCACTGCTCCGGAACCCGCGATTTAAGAATCCACCCCACAAAAATCGCAGTCTGATCCGCACGATACGCAGTGAAGTAGTTCGAGAGGGTCGAGCTATTCGGAAAAGTGGGCGGCACTTTCGCAGTCCCCACGGCAAATACATCCGGGCGCGTATCGCTCACGTAGAGATGCGTGACCGTGGGCACTGGCGACTGGAAGGTGACGGGGGTCACATATCCACCCGTGGGCACCTCGGAGAGCGAACGCATTTCCACCGAGGGAATCACATCATCTTCCTTCGTGGTGATGAGTCCTTTGTAATTGACGCTGAAAATCGTGGTGACACCGATTTCCTCATCGATGTTCACCGAGTCCACAAACATCAGCTTTTCCCCGGTGCGCGTTCCACCCGTGGCTTGAGCCATGATTTTCAAATCGCTCGTGCCATCCTTGAACGTGGTGCGCAGATACGTTTTCCAAGCGGTGGTGAGGCACTTGAAACGGCGAGTCCCCACATCGAAGAGACCGCGACGGGTGCGCTGGAAAGCTGGCTGCGCTTGGCGCAAAAGAGTCAGAGTCGAGGCTCGGTGGGTGATGGCGCTCATATTTTGACCACGTTATCCGTGAATTTTTTCAGAAATTCCGCGCTCGCTTTCGTGTTCGCAGCGGTTTCTTTGACCGCGTCATTGGTGGCGGTATCTGGCTTGAGTGCATTGAGCGCTTGGATGGCGTGATCCCGCGCGTCCATCGTGATTTCACCACGGCGAAACTGGCGGTCGAGCTTGTCGCGCTCCTGTGCGTTCAGCGTGCGGGTGGCGCGATCTCGGTCGCGCGCTTGCTGCTTCTCCTGCTCCTGCAATCGGTTTTGCTCCGCGATGGGCATTCCCGCGCGCTCGATGGCGGTTTTCTTCAACTCTAAAAACTTTGCTTTCGCTTCATCGCGCTCAGCGAGGGCGCGCTCCTGACCAACTGCGTCACCCGTTTTTTTCAGCGAGGCTTGATAGGCGTATTCTTTTTTAATCAGCTCCGAGCGCGCGACGTTGTATTTCTCCCCGAAAGTCCACTGCGAGCGCAGTGAATCCGCGATGTCTTTCTGTGCGCTCGCGATTCGCTGCGAGATGTCGTCCTTCTCCTTTGTGAGCGCGACATCCTCTGTCATTGCGGCGACTTGGGCGATGGCGTTTAATCGTTTCTTATCCTGAGTTTGAAATTCCTTTTGATCCGCATCGGCTTTCGCTTTTGCGGCTTGCTCTGCGGCTTTGATGTTTTCCGGTTTTGCGGCATCGGCCTTGCGCTGCGCTTCACGGCGTTTTCTGTATTCCTCCACATTCTGCGGCACCTTAAAATCAATTTCCGGGGCCATGAACGCACCGACCACTGTATCGCTTACGTTCGCAGCTCCCTTAAGGGTTGCACCGAGCACATTGGTTCCCACACCCATTGCTCCAGACACTATCCCCGTCACCTCGTCAGCTTGTGTATCTACGATTTTTGCGTTCTCGTTACTTGCGACTCCGCGCGCAGCGGCCATGTTCTTCTTAAACTCTGCGCTTCCTTGTCCGAGCGATGACACCATCTTCCCGTTTTTTGCTCCGAAGATTCCAAGCGCTGCGCTTGCGCGCTTCCCCTCATCGGTCACGCTCTTAAGGCCATCCGAGACTGCATAGAATAGTTCTTCCGGGCTTGCTTTGGTAACGCTTTGCATCTCAATTCCCAGCGCAGCAAATTTCTTTGCAGCGGCTTCTCCCGCAGAGCCACCCTCTTTGACGGCGGTCTGCAATTCGTTCATGTTTTGCAGCGCTTTTCGTAGTTGCTCCGTTTCCACCCCCGACCCCTCCATGACGCGTTGCATTCGCGAAAGTGTCTCGACTGGGATGTTGAGCTGTTCGGATGCGTTTGTCAGCTCATCAACGGCACCTACCACTTTCTTGATCGCACCTGCGGCTGCGGCAGCTCCCACGACGGCTCCACCGAGCATGTTTCCAAAAATACCCTTACCACCACCAGCGGCTTTCGCATCCGCGTGCATACCAGCAGTCTGCGCTTTGAGATTCTGGCGGAAATCGCGGACAGCTTGCTTCGAGTCTTGCAAGGACTGGCGCAGCTTGGTGTTTTTTCCACCGATTTCGTAAGTGATGGCGGGCATGGGTCAGTGTTTTCCGTTCACGCGCGCTTGCTCTTTCGCGGCTTGTTTGGCGAGGATGGCATCGGTTTGTTTGACAAGGGTCTTGACGAAACCAGCACCCGCAGATGCGTTGTATTTTTCTCTGAGTGCGGCGTGGGCATACGAGACGCGATTAGTCAAAGAGACCGATGGTGTTTCGGTGTTCTTGGTGTTATCTTTTCCCGTGGCTGGCGCGGGCTGTGACATCCACGCAGAGGCGGTTCCTTTTCCGTTCACCTGGCGACCGGCTGCAATCCATCCCGACTTTGCCCATCCCACAAGTTTTTGTTTCGCTTTCACATATTCCTTGATGCGCTTGGGGTCGGTGACGATGACGGGCTTGTTGCTCGTTTGCACTCTCCCGTATTTGTTGCGGCTTTTGCGGTGGTGCGCTCCTGAGTCCCAATCAATGATTTCGAGGTGCTGCGCGGAAATTCCAGAGCGACGGAGGATGCTGCGGGCTTCCGAGATGTTCCCGGACTTAATGGCTTTGTAGAACTGGCGGGCGATGGAGGCTCCGAGCTTGGCGTTGCTCCAGTTTTTGAGCTGCGAGAAAATCTTTGCGGGCGAGATATACACCCGAGCGAGATCCCGCGCGACCGCTTTCCTTCCCATGTTGCGCGCGGCCAGCGAACCACCATCGGGGTTCTCGGGGTTCGCAGCGGAGACGATGACGGGCATGGTGTTCCCTGCGAGGTAGCGGGCAAAAGTGGACGCTCCAGCGCGTAAAACCTCCCCCTGTGTTCTCCCCGTGGCCGCGGCAAGACCATCGAGCGACGCTTGCAGAGCGGCATCATCAATGAGCGCGTAGATACCGAGTTCGTTCACGCTCACCGCGCAGAGTCAAAAACGGGCGTCGATGACTTTTCCCTGCGTATTTTTTGTGGCGGCGGTTTTATCCACCAGCGCGGCGATGGCGCGGGCGGTGCGCGGGAGCACATGCACGGTCATTTTCACGCGACCCTCAGCGGGGCGGCCCGCGTTACGCTGCGCGCTTTTCGGTTTCCGAGTCATAGGGCTTGAGCTTGAGGAAGTCGTGGCTGCGCTTTTCCACGTAGAGCGAGGCGGGATTGCGGAGGACCACACCCTCGCCACCGAGCGCGACCACGCGGGCCAGCTCGTTCATGGCATCCCATTCACCGGAGCACGGGCGGTGCTTCACTATTTGCGCGACTTCGCATCCTTCCACGGCTGCGGTGGCAGCGGCGAGGCGCTGCGCGAAAGGAGCGGGCGACGGTGCATCAAAAACGCAAAACTGAATTTGCATCCACTCCGCATCGAGCGGGGTGGATTTCTTGAGGGCGCTGGTGAGTTTCCAGTAGTTTCCGCGACCCATGAAAAGCTCACCATCGAGCACGACCCCTGCGGGAAGCTGGCGGGTGAACCACTCGGGGGCGTTGATGCGATTCCCGAGGCGCGACACGAGCTGCGCACCATCCCAGATTGCGCGCCATCCATCGAGCTTTTCCGAAATCAGCCATCCCTCCACGCTTTGCGTGGAGTCATAAACATGGGCGAGCATCGGTTTCATGCACACATCCTATGTGCAGAAATGTTGGCGTCAATAATTATTCCGCTATATTTTCGGGGATTTCCGTGAGGTCATCGCTGAGGCGACCTTCGAGGGCGAGGGCGAGCAGGCGGGACATCTCTGCATCCGCGGCTTGATGTTCTGTGGGCGTGGTGGCTTTTGCGTGGGCGCTGTCAGCTTGCTCCAGGATGCGCGCGGCGAGCGCATCGTGGCGCTTTTGTGATTCGGTTTCCTCGGGCGTTGGCTCGGGGTCAGGCTCATCGGAGTCTGCAAAATAACTGACCTCGCCGATTTGTTCGCGGAGGCTTTCGTATTGCCACAAGACTTTTGCGAGGGGCCAGTCGTGCAGCAGCTCATCGTGCGTGACTCCGTTCATGTGACGCAGGATGTAGGTGACGACAAGCAGGGCGTATGGTGCGCGCAAATCGAGCAGCGAGCCATCGGTGCGCATCCGGGTGCGTGGGCGGGAGAGCGCGCACAAATCCATGTAGGCGACCCACGTCACGCGCTCCGCTTCGATGTCGAACTGCATCAGACTGTGCGCATATCGGTCACGCTCCTCGGTGGACATCGGGTCGAGAATAGTCCCCGGCTCGCGCTGGGTGCAGACGCGGGAGATGATGTCGAGCGTGGGGGCATCGGGCGCGGAATCCCACACATCACCACCGATGAGTTCATCGAGCACGGAAAGGTGCGCGAGCGAAAAGGCGTGCAGGGTGCGACCCATTAAAACAAACTGACCCGCTGCACATCGCGAGCGGGCCGTTTGCGACTTCAAAAACTTGGAGTCAGGCATGGCGAGGGGAGTGACCGACTACGTGTAGGTCAGGTTTTCGTGTTTCACGAGCGAAAGTTTGACCTCTGCGGCATCATCGCTCTTAAATTCGATGGGCGCTTTCTCGATTTTCCACACTCCGTTGTAGCGGTTGGTGAGCGTGGTGGCGCTGGCGATGGTGACGGTGCTGTTGAGAAGCGGGACGGAGAAGCTCGTGGGCACTTTGATGGAAAGTGAAATGCGGGTGACGAGGTCATCGTGATATTCCCCGACGAGCTGACCGCTTTCGTTGGTGTCCTCGTTGTTGATGCGGTGTTCGCGTTCCTCGGTAATTGGACCGACGACGCGGCAAGTGGTGAGCGCAGAACCACCCGATGGGGTGATGTTGGTTCCAGCGATAGGAAGAGCGCGGAGGTAGGCGAAAGTATGGGTAATGGCGGCCATGTTGGTGTCAGTTTGCGGGTGTCAAATTAAGCATCCCCATCCGAGGCCATCACCATGAGGTCATCGAAGGTGAGGACGGTGAGGAAGGCGGTTCCCGGTGCATCATAGTGGGACTCGACCGAGGGGCGGGAAAACTCGCTGAGGTGGAAGGAGGTGATGGGGCGGTTCGTGGTATTCTCGGCGTTCACGAAGGCGCGGACGGCATCGTGGGTCATCGCGGCTTCGATGGCATCGACTGCGGCTTCGTGGGCATCCTCTGCGGTGGAGCTGGCGTGGGCGGTGGTGAAATCCGCGCGGGTGCGGATGCAGACTTCAGCGGTGCATTTCCACACCGGGGATTCATTTTCATCGAAGGCAGGCTCGCGTTTCGTGACGGCGAAGGCGACGCACGGCATGGTGAGCAGGCCAGCGCGAATCCCGCGAACGTAGGAATACCCGGAGAGCGCACCGAGCGCGCGGGTCTCGACGAATTTGAGCAGACCGAGCTTGATTTTGGTATGAAGAGGTGTGGACATTTAGCTTTGGACGGTGGCGGGGTTGGCTGCAACGCACGTGAGGTGAAAGCACGGGTCCTCGGTGCTGCTGGCGATGTCGCGGATGCGGGCCGTGATTCCGTTCACGGTGCAGTCGGTGGTGTCGGGGGTGATGGTGAGCGTGGCGGCAGACACCAGGGCTTTCCGCACGCGCACGCTGATGGTGCGAGTTTCGTTCTGGGTTTGACCCATGTCATCAAACTCCACCCCGCTCCTCCACACTCCGCACGATGCGGTCATCGAGGTGCTCCCGATGACGAGCGTGCAGGGCTTGAGGTTTTCGAGCGCGAGCGACTGCGTTCCATTCTGCGCGAAGGCGAGGAAGGCGGTGAGCGGGGATGCCATTATTCGTTTCCCTCCTCGGTCATCTGGCGAAACTCGCGGGCGCGCAGGAGCGCTGCGGCGAGGCGTTGCTCGATGATGGTGGTGTGCGCGTGGTTGTTGATGACCACTTTCCACGCTTGACCGGTAACTTCGGTAACTCGGGTGATGCTGAGGATGTAATTGCTGAGAGCGATCATGGCGAAAAGCGGGTCAGTGCGGGGGCTGAGGAAGTCCACAAAACCTCACACCCCCGCACCTATTCCCCCTCAGAAAGTGAAATGGTTTAGACGTGGACGCATGAGCGATGCGGGGTGTCAAAAATTACCGCGCTCTATTTTATCTCGTATCCTTCCCAGATTGCATCGAGGAGGATTTCGCGGGCCATTGTCTCTGGCGCTTTTGCGGCAATGAGGCGGGTGAGCATTCTGCGTATTTTCACAAAATTAGATCCCGGCGGGTATGCGCTTTCGTTTATCTCTACATCTACGCTCCATGCGTCTTCGTTGATTTTGGCGATGGCAGTAGCTTCCGCGTTCACGCTGGCTCCTTTCGCACATAGACCAGCGTGCAGGGGCATTTGCGGTTCGGGCATCGCACGGCGTAACCTTCGAAATCTGGCTCCTCTTCGGTGACGATGGAACGGATTTCGTCATCGAGGGTGGCGCGAAATTGCGTTTCGCATATATCACACTTTCCGACGAACGTGGGATTGATTTTGCTTTCTTGTAGTATTTCCATTTTGTTTTTTAGTTATGGGTTTTCGGTAATTTGTTGGCGACGATGCGAAAAGCATTCTGCGTTTTGCGGGTAGCTGTGGCAGGCTCGTGCGAAGGTGGTGCGGTTGTGGTGCGCGCAGTGACCGATGAAGGTTCCGGTTCCGAATCCTTTCAGCTCTATGAGTTCTTTCCCGCGCACGAAATGACGGCAATCCGAGCACGACTTGTCGATGAGCTGGCACTCGTAGGCTTCGGCTTTCATCCCCTCGGTGCGGCACTCGACATGGCACGCGGCCCACATCGCTTTCCAGTAGGTGTGCCAGATGGCGATATTCGCAGCGGTGACGGGCTGATTGCATCCCCGGCAGAGATTGGAAATGAGCCACGGGCGCTCGATGACCGGCTTTTTTCCCGTGAGGCAGCATTCCTTAAAAAGTGCGCGTTCTTCTTGAGCGGTCATTGCGGTGGCGGGGCTTCGGTGGTGGCTGTGCTGTGATTGTAAAAGTGCAGCACCTCGGGGATGTGGACTTCGCGGAGATTGGGCAGCGCGCAGAGCGGGGCGGCGAAACTCCAGTCTTCCCCGTAGTTGCTCGCGGGAAAATGCGACATGATGGCGAGACGACGCGACCATGCGCAGATGTGCCACGCATTGCGCTTAATAATGGGCGTTGATGCGATGGCTGATGCGGTTCCGTAGAATGGCTCGTTGGGGTTTCCGAGCTTGAAGTTGATGCGGGCGCTTTGATCGTTCACCGTGGCGTGCTGGTCAAATGTTATGACATCCGGGCGACTCTCCGCTGCGGCGAGGATACGCGAGACGTAATCGCGGGAGATGTCATCATCATCATCCACGAAGGCGACGTATTGACCATGAGCCATGCGCAGAAGTGCATCCCGCTTTTCACCCACGGTGCGCTTTTTGTTATCGAGCAGCACAAGGTGCTCGACCGGCTGACTCCCGATTTGATGGTCAATTTCTTCGCACAGCGTGGCGAGCTGGTCGAGGCGCGAAGGCACTGCGGGCGTGAGGATACTGAGGATGGGCGTTGTCATTGGATGTTTCCTTGAATCCAGCATGGGCCGATGCGGATGGCGCCGGGGATGAGTTCGCGCACGGCGCGCAGCACCGGCTCGTGCTGGGCATCGTGGCCTGCGATGGTTCCTCGCACTTTGGGGAGCCATGCGGCCACATCGCGCTTCACGCTTTCGTAGTCGTGCGCGGCATCCACAAAGCAGAAATCCACGCTTTTCGGGGCGAAGCACGCTGCGGCTTCTGCGCTGTCGTTTTCGATGATGGTGATCATGTCAGCGACTCCGCAGCGGGTGATGTTTTCCACGAAGACATCGCGCAGGCTTCCTCCGTGCTCCTCGATGGTGGCGGTGTGGGCGGGCTGGTTTTTCTCACCGACGAATGTGTCCACCGCGTAGAGCTTGCACTTGGTTTTTCCGAGGCGTTGGAGTTCTTGCGCGAGGAAGATGATGGACCTTCCCATCCAGACCCCGACTTCGACGATGGTGTCTCCATCCTTCACGTTGGCTGCGATGCTTTGGTAGAGCAGCCAGTAGTTTGTAAATCCAGGCACGGTGCTCCAGTCGTTCCCCTGGCTGAGTCGCTGATAGACCGCGCTCCCGTAGGCGTAGCGCTCGGGCGCGTTCTGCTTTTGGTAGGTTTCATCGAAGGCGATGTCTTTGATGAACGCGGGGTGCTGGTGTGTGAAAACGATGTCGCGGGCTTCGATGACTTGTCCTCGTTTGTAGGCGAGTTCGGTGAAATAGTTATCGGAATAGACCCCGGTGAATGCGGGGTGGAACAAAAAATAATCCTGCTCAAAATAGGCGCGGGTGCAGATGGCCATGCACAGCAGTTCGTCCTTGCGCGAGCCATCGGAAATCGCGAGCACCGCAGGCTTCGTGATGTCACCGAGGCGTTCGAGGATGAGCTTGTCCCACATCGGCACGGGCAACCAGTCATCGCTGAGCTGCACGAGCACGGGGGCTTCGGTGCTGAATGCGGCGTGGTTCCATGCTGCGACGCATCCACCACCCGGAGGGATGATGAGGTGGTGCATCCGCTGGAGCGCGAAACTGGCTGCGTCATCCTCATCGCACACGAAAATGTGCTCGATGCGGTCGGGCTGCTCTGCGAGATGGACCCACGTTTTACGGGCTATGGCGGCCTGTTGCGGGCGACCACGGGTGGCGTGGAGCAGGGCGATGCGCGGGCCACCGGCCTTTTGCATGGTTTCTTTGCGGACGATCTCGGCGACGTTCTTCTTTCCGTTCACGCGCAGGGCTTGACCGTAGATTTCATCACCGAGCCATGAGTAGATTTCGGGGCGTTCGTTCCACTCGTATTTCTGCGGCTGGCGTGTCGCGCGCATCTGGCGGGCGAAGGCGAGCGCGTCCTCGTTGCGACCGTAGTCCATGCAGTTGCACGCGAGAAATGCGAGCGGCTCAGCGCGGCGAGGGTCGGTGGCGTAGGCTTGCAGATAGCAGGTTTCTTTCTGCGATGGATCCTGCGTCATGTTGGCGAGGTTGAGGAAAAGCTCGAATCGCTCGGGCTTGGCGAGTTCGGGCATGGCAAGGGCGCGCTGCGCGGCTGCGATACTTCCCTCGTGGTCTCCGGCTGCGGCGAGTTCGGCTTGCATATGATACAGCAGGCCAGCGGTGTATTGCTCCTCTGGGATGCTTTTGAGGATGCGGAGGTTTCGCTCGTTGCTTCCGCTTTTGTCGAGGTGCGGGAGGTGGGTGATGATGACGCGGTCATCCTGCACGCTCTGGATGGGCTGGATGGCAAAATCAAAACACTCGTGCACGGGGTAAATCCATTTTCCGCTTCCGCGAGAGATGAGACGCTCGCGCAGGATGTTCACCCCTTTCCCGAGTATCTTGTAGGGGTAAAGATACGCGGCATATCCTCCGCGCTCTGCGTGCTGGCGGATGAGTTCCGCACCGCTTTCGAGGATGTCATCGGTATCGCACCAGAAGCAGTAATCCCCGGTGGCGAGCGCGAATGAGGCGTTGCGGGCAGCAGCGAATGAATCCACGTGCGGCCAGTCTTCGTGACCGGCTGCGTTTTTGTATTCCGAGACAATGGCACCGAATTTCTCGCGGGCGATGTCGAGAGTTCGGTCAGGGGTGGCGTTGCCAATGGCTCGGACGACGCAGATTTCATCCGCGATTGGCGCGAAGGAAGTGAGGCAGCGGTCGATGTATTCCTCGACGTTCCCGACGATGAGGCAGAGGGAGATTTTTGGTGTGGTTTTCATAAGTAAAAAAGACAAGGGCCGCTCATGGTTTGGATGAGACGGCCCTTGTGACCTTTCGGTCAGTTTTGGGTGAAGAAATCCCCGCGCGTCCAAACCTCGCGCGGGGATGTTCGTGAATTGACTAGCGATTAGTCCGTGCGCTTGAGGATGCGCGCTGCGGTGGTGAGACCGACGCTGTATCCGTAGTTCGCTTCGAGGTTGAGGTAGCGAGTCCCTGTGTTGTTATCGAAGTGGTCGCGGAGACCGATGGTGATTCCGGTTCCGGGATCCGTGACTGCGCGGGCATCGCTGTAGGTGTTGCCGGCCTGCGGTGCTAGGTAGCGCATCGCGATGGCGATGGCGGATGCGTGAGCGGCGAAACCCATGACCGAGCCAGTGCTCGGGAAGAGGTTGTTCAGCTCATACATTCCGAATCCCAGCGCACGACCGACTTTACCATCGGCGAGCACACCCTGGTCGCGGAACATCTGCGCTTGCACGAAGTTTGTGACGCTGAGCAGTGCATCCATCGGGACGCAGTCGAGGATGAGCGAACGCGGGTCTGCGGCCACATCGTTCTGGTTAAGCGCGAGGCGCGTGGCGCGGAGCTGCGGCACATCGAGCGCGGTGCTTGCGACCGCTGTGGCCAGCGAGAAGTTTGCAGTCGTGCAGAGCGTGAACACATCCTGGAGCACGGCGAGTGCGAGCGCGCGGCCCTGTTGCGCTGCAAAACTCTCCAGCGAGGCGCGGGAGCTGTTCGCGGCGTCGAGGTCGTTTTGACCGATTGGGACGTGCTTGTGTTTGTTGATGCTGATCGTGACGACGCTCTGTGTGCCACCGCAGAGCGCGTAGCTACCACCGAAAGTCGTGGCGGTGAGTGATGCAATCAGCGGGACGAGCACAGTGGCTCCCTTTTGAACGGGGTCCGGTGAGAAGTTGGTGCTGAATGCGTTGAACGGCAGGAGCGTTTTGAGAAACGTTTCCAGCGCTGCGTTGCTAAAAATCTCGTTGTCGAGATTGGTGTATGTTGCCATTTTGTTTTAGTTGTTGATTGGTTGGATGATTACTTCCGGGCGCGCTCGGCGTTGTTCGCTGCGAGCAGCGCGTCACGGTTTTCTCGGAAGTAGGATGCGCGCATCACGGGGTCGGTGATGGTCTGGAGGTGCGCTGCGATTTCAGCGGGAGATTTGGAAGCGGCTGCGATGGGCGGGACCACTGCGGCGGGTGCGATTCCGAGCGAGGCTTTGAGCTGCGCGTGCAGTTCTTTCCATTTAGTCACCTCGCTCTGCGCAGCGGATGTCTTCGCGGATTCGGCTTCGTATTTTGATGTCAGCTCCGTGGTCGAGCTACGCAGTGCGAGGATTTCGTTTTCCTTCACCGCGACGATTTCTCGCAGGCTCTTGAGTTCGGCGACGATGTTTCCGAGCTGGGCCTTGGCTACTATTGGAAATTCTTTGAGCTGCGCGGCTGCGGCGAGTGCGGCGGTGATGCTGGCGATGAGACCCATGTCGAGCGCTTCCTGTGCGCTGAGCCATGTTTCCTCATCGAGCATCGCAGCGATTTCCTCGACGCTCTTTCCGGTCTTCGCGGCGATACGACCCACGATGGAGTCGTTAAATTTCTGGATGATGTCAGCGTAGGCGCGAATTTCATCGGCATCTCCGCTTGCGGCACCCTGGACGTTGTGCACCATGAACATCGCACCATCGCTGGCGACGCAGCTCGGGGCGGTGAAGGCGATGACTGCGGCCATCGAAGCGGCGAGACCATCGACGCGGGCGGTATATCCTGCGGGGTGACGCTGAAGGGCGGCGATGATTGCGTTGCCATCGGTCACGCTTCCACCATCGCTATTGATTGCGACGGTGATTGCGGAGTCAGCGGGGACGGCTTGAATCTGCTCGATGAATGCGTTCGCGGAAATCCCAAAGGCTCCAATGGTGTCGTAGAGATAAAGCTCGGTCATGTTGCAAACTTCGTGCGTGTCAAATCAGCCATTCGCGCTCATGCTCACCGGTATGAGATTCATCGGGCGGGTTTTGTTCTGGGTTATCGTTGCACCGCTGGCGCTGCTGTGGGCACTTGGGCAGGCATTCCGTCACCGGCGAAGACTTCCCCGAAGGTGATCGAGACTCCTGTGGCTTTGGCTGCGAGTTCTACTTTTTTGCGGCGGGCGATCGCTCGGTTGATGATGAGGTCATCTTCCGCATCGGGGTCTATCCCGACGAGGCGACCTACGGTGTCGCTGCTGATGTGACCTTCGCTGGCGAGGGTGCAGAGGGTTTTGAAGTCGCGACCGAAATCCACGGTGACATCGGGCGGGGTTTGCCATCCGACGCGATACCAGTCCTCGGTGTATGGGAGGCGACCGGCTTCGATTTCGTGCCAGATGGCGAATGTCCAGAATGGGCGGCAGAATTTTTCGACCAGCCAGTTGCGGCGGGAATCGAAGAAGATTTGCGCGTCTGCGAGCTTGGCTCTGAAGTCCACACCTCCCGTGTTTTTTCCGGTGAAGATAATCTCGGGGGCGGGACCGAGTGCCCAGGCGATGCGACGCTGCAAGAAGTCCATGAACGGCTCGAAGGTTTCTCCGGGGTGCTCGTTTTTGTAGTGCTCGATGCGATCCGTGGGCTTCATCTCCATGCGACCGACGCTGCTGTCGAGCTGGTCGATGATCATGGCCTGCGTGTTTCCGCTGGCGTTGGCTGCGGTGAGCGCGGCACCGAGACCGATTTTTCCGGCATCGGGCGAGAAGATGGCGAAAGGATGCTGCGCGGCGGCTTTGAACGCTTGCTTCGTGAAACCGATCATCTCCATCGTGTCGCGGATGTCGTTGAGCGCGGGGGCGAGGTGAGAAGGGCCACGGACGTATCCTTTGCGGTGGTCATCCACGAAATGGAGCAGGGACTCGGCGGGGACTTCGGTGGCTTTGTTTCCACCGACTGCTTCGTAGATTCTCCACGCGATGGTGCGACCGTTGCTGTTGATCTTGGCTCCATCGAACCACGCGGCATCGGTTTCTCCCGGCGATGCGACGTTTTCACCGGGGATGAAGCGCATCATGGCTCCACCGTTGGTATCGAGGACGAACTGACCGAAGAAATCACCCGCGAGCATGGTATGCTTGAGGATGCTGGTTTGTGCGGTGAGGAAATTGTCGCGGGCTGCTAGGTCGAAGGCGAAGGCGTTTGTGGTGTAGCGGTCACGGAAGGTGGTTTCGTATTGGGCGCGGATGGTGGTGTCTTTTACCAGCGATTGCGGGATGAGTCCGGCTCCCACGGTGTAGCGGCAGGTTGCATCAATTCCGCGACGGGTTTCGGGGCTGTTGTTGTAGGCCCACCACGCGAGGCGGGCCAGCTCGGTGCGGTCGTAGGCTTGGAAGTCGAGACGCGGGGAGGTGGGCGAATAGACGGGGTGGCGGTTTTGCTGGTAGCGCTCTGCGGCTTCGTAGCTGCGGTTTTCGATGGCTGCTATTCCAGCGACAACTCCCTGCGCGATTTGTGAACCGAGAGATTTGCGACCTGCACCTGTGCGGGCACCTCCGCGTTTTGATTTGGTGGGAAGGTCATTTGAATTGGACGGCATTTCGGAGGGAGACTGTCAAAGTGTCCCCGCTCGCAAGTGAGGCGGGAAAAGACGACACCGTTTCTGATTTGTGCGGTGGTCTTTTTGATTCGACCACACCAGCACATCGCATCAGAATGTGCCATAGACGGCAGCGCGGGAGTGCGTGACGGTGGCGCGGCGGAAGTCGGTGGAGCTTAGCGCGGCAGTCCACGAGGTCACGCCGGCTTGCACCATTTCGGAGATGAGTTCTTCGCAGATGTTCCCGATGTCGAAACGGTCCACACCGCGCACTACACCTCCCGCATTTCCTCCCTCGAATCCCGCATTGGTGAGCAGCACCTCGACCTCGCTGCAATCCCCGGTGATGACGCTGTTCCCAATGGCAAGGCTGTGCGCTTGAAGCTGGGCGAGCGTGTGAGTGCGACGAAGGAAAGCGCGGATGTAGTTGCGGGACTCGGGTGCGGCCATGCACCACCGGGAGAGTCAAAGGCTAGGCGGGCTGCGGCTCGGGGGTGCGACCTAGTTTGTGTTCTAGTATCCACCAGGAGATGCGGTGGAGTTTGGAGCAGTCTCCGAAATGATCCTCGGGCTGGGGTTTCCAGAATTTGGTGTATCCGCGTGCGGTGCGGGTTTGCACCATCTTCTGACCCATGTGTCCGCTGATGAACTCGTGTCCTGCGTTGGATGGCCACCATAGGCGGGGCGGGAGTTTTTGGGCGATGGTTTCGAGGTAAAGGGCGCACTTGGCGCTGAAATCGGTGTAGGTGTAGAGGATGAGACCGGGGTAGTCGCGGGTTTCGCTTTGTCCCCATGTGCCGAACTGCGCGGTGGATCCTTTGCTGGGGAAAAGGACGTTTTTGCTGCGGGCGCACATGGAATACACGCGGTTTGTGAAATCACCGGAGTCCACGAGCCCGGCTTGCACGCGGGCGGTGCGCTCGGTTCCTTTGATGGGCCATTCGAGGAGGGGGACGATTTTTAGCAAGTCCTCGATGCTGAGCACGGTTCCGTAGGCGAGCAGCCATGCGGTGCCATCGCTTTCGCGGGCTTCGACGCTCCAGTGCGTTTTGGTTTGGCCGGGGTCTGCGCAGAGGGTGACGATGACGGGGTCACACGGGCACTCGGTGGCGGCCCAGCATGACAAGCCACCTCCGAGGTCGCGGAAGTAGAACGCGAAGTCATCGCGACGCAGGGCGAGGACTTTGTCATCGTGCACACCGGCGACCTGGTCTTCCCACGGGAGGCCAAGGTAACCATTGGTGAAATCTTGCAGACCGAATAAATCTTGTGCGCGGAGAAACTCGACGGCCATCTGGCCAAAGCTGACCCACGGGGAATAGAAGGAGTTGAGGTGGCGGGAGCGGCGATGCGCGGGGGCTTCGGGGCGAGCGCGGTGCATGGCTCCAGCGCGGAGCATGGCGGGCTTATGATGATCGCGGATTTGGAAATCGCAGGCTGGGCAGTGGTAGCGGGCGGTTTCGAGGACTTTAGCGTGATTCCAGATTCCGGTTTTGTCTTTGGCTTCGTGACTCCACTGGAGCGTGTTTTTTTTCATCTCGAAGATGAAAGGGACGTGGCAATCGGGGCATGGGATTTGGTAGTGGCGCTGGTCACCTGCGAGGAAGTCTTGCCACAGCTCACCGGCGATGAGCTTGGGGGTTCCGCATTTTATCCGCTTGGCTCCGGGGACGGCTTTGGTGCGCTGCTCTCCTTGACGAAGGGCGCTGGTGCCATCGTTCGTGGCACGCTGCCATTCTTCGATTTCATCACCGATGAATAGCTGGATGGGGCGGGAGATGAGCTGGGAGGTGCTGTTTGACCCGACGAAATTGAGGGTGCAGCTTTGGTAATGCTGTTCAAGGAGTTTGAAGAGGTCTTTGTCGGTGGGCTTGATGGCGGACAGCTCGGGGTTGTCGTTCACGAAGGGCATCCAGCGCGTTTGCGAAAAGGAGCGGGCGAAGGCTTCGGTGGGCGTGACCCAGAGGGTGGGACCGGGCTGGTGGAGGATGGACCACCCGACCCCGAGCATGAGGGCGGTGGTTTTCCCGACCTGCGAGGCCATGACTGCGGTGTCATCGGTCACGGTGGGATCCGCGAACGATGCGACGAAATCGCGGAGGTAGGGCGTGAGCGAAAACGAGAAGAGTCCCGGCGCGGCGGGGCTGATGCGCTGCGAAAATGACTGGCGCTCGGCCCACTCGACGGGCTGAGGGATTTCACCACGGTCGAGCACGCTGAGCATTTGTTCCGCGATGGGGTCGTCGCGTTCTCCGAGGAGTGAGGCGAGGGTGGTCATATGCCATCCGCTCTCGACAGACGACCTATTTCGGCCATCTCTCCAGTGACTTCACTGCTTGTCGTGCGGGCGAATAAAGCACTCGCGATGCAGTTTATCTTTTCCAGCTTGGCTTTCAGCGCATCGCGCTCAGCTACTAACGGAACGACTACCTCCTCGTAGGAGTCATCGCGCTCCTTTGTAAGCGAGTTCAGTTCTTTTTCAAGTTGGCGACAAAACTCGGGACAAACGGATCCTCCGTGGAGATTGTAGTCGGCATCTGTTCTTGGTGTTTGGCTCATGGCGTGATTTCTAGCGGGGGGCGTGCTGCGATTTCATCCATCCAGGCGGCGTGGAAGTCGTGGGTGGCGGGGTCGTTGATGATGCAGAGGTTTTCGACGGTGTCGCTGCTTCGGAGATTGGCGCTCCCCTCGAAGACGTAGCGGGCACCATCGAGCATCTCGGCGGTGATGATTTTTGTGTGTATCCGGGCGACGCTGACGGCGACGTGGGGACGCATGATTTTCATAGCTTCGGGCCACATGGCATCCTTTTCGATTTCAGTGAAGTAGTGGCTGATGAGCATACTGACGGCTGAGGCGCGACCGGTGGAGACGAGGGAGGCGAGGGTGCGGGCGTTGGCGAGGCTCATGCTGAGCGTGGAGACGCGGACGCGGGCGGCGAGGCGGTCGGTGAGTAGCAGGGCGAGCATGTCCCCGAAGATGAAGTCACCGCGCAGGACGCAGTGGGTGCGGTCATCGGGGTCTTCTGGGAGGTTGGCGAGGACGGCGCGGGCGTTTTCGGGTTTGATGAGGCGCTTTATCCCGGCGCGCTTTTTGTCTTGGGCGCGGATGGTGGCTTTTTTGACGTGGATGAGGTTCGCGGGGAGGGTGAAGGCGGTTTCGTGGCGCGTGGTTTTCGCGGGGGGTGCGATTTTTAGCATGTCGCGCAGGGTGCGCGCTCCACGGAGGTCGATGAGGTCTTTCCCGGTGAGGCTAGGCATCGATGACGGGGTCTGTGCTGGATACGCGGGGGGAGGTGATTTCCTCCCCCGCGCCCCTTTTTTCGTTAGAGGGAGGCGTCACAGCGTGTTCTTCGGTGATGGGCGAATTGATTTTGGCGCGGGCGGCGGCGATCTGAGGGTCGAGGCGGGTGGCTTTCCACTCGCGCACGGCGGCGATCCCCTCGGTGGGGGACATGGGCATGAGGCGGGGACCGAGTTCGTTGGGCATATTGCGGAGGACGGCGTCGATGCTGGCGAGGGTGCGGCGGAAGTCGTTGAGGGTGCGGTCGCGCTCGACCAGGCGACCGGCGCGCTTCTCGAAGTCGAGCCAGTCTTTGGTGGCGGCTCTCCACGCGGCATCGAGTTCCTCTTCGCGTCGGCTCAGGGTGACGAACATGGTGATGTCACCAGCGGCCAGATAGCGGACGACCTCCGTCTTCACGAGCTGGTGCATCTCCGCGCGCTCCCGGACGCGAGCTTCCATCTCGTTCGAGGGCTGGATTTGCTCAGTCGGGGCCGCAGGGCCGGGAACAGACGCACCGCGAGCGGCGAGATACTCGTTCCAGCGGGGATCCTCGAGCTTCGCGTGGAGCTGGGCAGTGCGCAATGCGCAACCAGTGTCGCGTGCGTAGTCTTTGACGATAAGGGAGAGGGCGCGGGCCATATTGCGCGGGCGCTGTCAAACGCGCAAGAACACGCAAACCGTGGCGGGCTGGCTGCGTTAAGGTTTTCACCACTTCTCTCTCACTTTCCCTTGGAGACAAAACAAT